TTGTTCAGCAGGTAGTCCACGCCCTCGACGTAGTTCGGACCAGACGCCGTGATCGACGTGCTCGCAACGGTCTGCGACGCGCTCACGGTGTAAGTGCCCGTGCCGCCCGTGCCGGTGCCAAGCGCCGTGATCGTGGTGCCAGCGGTCACACCCGCGCCGGTGATCGTCTGACCAACATGCAGCGAGCCCGAGGACAAAGCCGAGACGGTCAGGGTCGTGCCGCTGATCGCGCCCGTCACGCTGGCCGCGTCGCCGGCCACGGTGATCGCGCCGGTCAGGTTTGCGCGCGACAGCGCCACCCACTTGTCCACCTTGACGCGGATGCGCTCGTTGGTCAGCGTGCCGGCAGTCTGGCTCAGAGCCGCGGTCGTGCCAAGCAGCGCAATCGCCAGCGACTCTTTGTTGACCTCGGACAGCGCGATGGTCAGGTCGGCCGGCTGCGGCACAGCCACCGACTCGATCACCTGGCCGTAGGTGTTGCGGCCGCGAGAAGTCTTTTCCTTGAGGTCAACGTTCGGTTTGATCTCAAACTGGTCGCACTCGTAAGGACCGCTGTAGTTAAGGGTGACGCGAGTAAAACGCTGTCCGGTCCAATTTCGTTACGGCTCGGCTAGGTTCTCGACAAAGGTGATGCGAATGGCAATTGATCCCGACACAAACGCCGTGCCGTCCTCGCGCACGCCGATCTGACGACCAGCGTACTCAAGCTCGCTTGGGCGCACCGCGCCGTCGAATGAAGGGTCAACACCAAAGATCGCCTTCTTCAAGTCGGCAAGGATCAAGTGCGCCTTGTCGTTCGGGTTCATGGGATCACACTCGTCATGCCCCTCGATTTGATATGCCTGGCGCACTTTCGCCTCGGTGCCCTTGGTGGCCTGCACGTCATCCTCGCCTTCAACGATGACGATGCACGGCAGTTCTTCCGGCACCAAGTTGATCCGACCACGGAACACGCGCAGACCGATGTCGGTGTTGTATCCGTTGGCGATGGAGATCGTGCCGACTCGATCCGACACTTTCTGCGCGAGCATGCTGGCTTTGCTCATACGGTGAGCCTTTTATTGATTTCACGAACAACGTTGTCGCCGACCGTCTGCTCCAAGTCGCGCCGAACCATCGGCAGGATGACGGCGGCGGTTTTCCGAAACACCGACCATGCTTGAAGGCGGTACATTGCCTTCATTTTTCCTTTGCCTTTGCGGTCGGTATTTTCGCGCTGCATGACAAGAACACCTGGAGCCTTCTTCGTATCGCCAAAGAAGGCATACGGGATCACGACGCGGCGGCCCTTGATGAACTCGAAACTAATGCCTGCCTGCTTCTTGCCGACCGGGATTTCGCGGAAGGTTGAGCCCGTGCGCAGAATGAATGGAAGGCGCTTGTCTTTGCGGCGAGGGTTGCGCAGCATTTGCGCGGCGCGACGCCCGTCCTTGGTAATCCAGGTCGGGCCTTTGGCTAGACTGTTGTCGAAGCGCACCGGCACCGAAACCTGCCGCGGCGCGAACTGGCGAATGTTCGACGGCCGCAGTGCTGACTTCTTGCTGCCCGATCCGCCGCGGAACGCAACGATCTTCGCCTGCGGTTTGCGCTCGTCGTTGGCAGCAATGAACTGCATCCGTTCTTCAAGGTACGCGCGGGACCAGTTGATGCGCTTGGTCATGCGCGTCAGCGAGTCCTTGTACGCCCGCTCGCTGACGAGGTTGACGGCTCTCAGCGAGACGCGGTTGATGTCAGCAGCGTTGATTTGTCCGAGTCGCTGTGCTACGCGCCCCACGTCCAGGGTGTTGATGACGACTGCAAACGCCACGATCAGACCTTGCGCAGAACGTACCTGGCGAAATAGCCGTCGTCGTCAACTCGCGCATCGAGCACGTAGTTGTCGGCGCCAACGGCCAGCGTGTCGCCCTTTTGCGGCGCGTGCTTAGACGGTATGCGCGCAAGGTGGCGGATGTAGGCCACGTTGCCCTCGGCGTCGGTCATCTCGACATCCTGCTGGATGTTGACAATCGTTTCGAGGGTGCCACGCAAAAACGCATCCTCGCCCATGCGAGCGAGGATGCGTTCTGCGGCCCGACTCAGGATCGGGTTCACCACGGTTAGGTGTTGCGCAGCAGGCGCACGATGGCGTTCGGACGAGTGCAGATCGAGATCGGGTTGGACTGCGCTTCGATCTCGACGCCCTTGTTCATCCGCATCATTTCCTGCTTGGCGTAGTACGGCAGGCCGATGGTGTTGACCGTCTCCATGTAGTCGGCCGGCGCGTAGTTCGTCACGAACATATCCGGTACTCCCTGCGGGATCAGAAAAGCGTCATCGTCGCCGACGAAGTTCTGCCCCGAGACCTGGCCCCTGTACTCGTGCCAGGACACGCCGCAGAACTGGAAGCCGGGCGAGCCGCCTTCCTGCGAACGCTGGATGTCGCGCAGGAAGGCGCCATCGAGCCAGCGGTCGTAAGCCTTCTCGACTGCCGGATGACCGACTAGGGAGTCGAAGAAGTTCTTGCCGCACAGCGCGACGAAACCGCGGTGCATCACGCCACCAAGCGCATCCTCGGACTGACGCTGCGCTTGCACGATCAGGCTCTTGACCTTGGTCGAGTCGGTCCCGAGAAGCATTTGCCGGATCTGCTGCGTCACGTTGAACGTGCTGAACATATCCAGCAGCACCGCGCCGTCCGCGTCAAGCACTTGACCCTTGAGGGCGCCAATGCGCTGCCACTCAATCGTAACGTCTAGGTTGCGACGCAGCTTGCCGAGTTTGCGGTTCACAAGGTTCTGCACCGTCTCGGTTTCGTTCTCGGTGCCGAAAGCACGCAAGTTCTGCACTTCGTCGGCGATCACCGAGGTGCGCTGCGGCAGATGCACAGTGTTGATCGGGATCAGGCGAGCCTTGTCGTTGCGCTCAACGCGACCGGGAGCACCGCGAGCGGCAGCCGGGATCAGGGTCAGGGTCGTACCCTTCATCTCGATCGACAGACTGGTCGTGGTGATCCCTTCTTCGCTGAAAAGGCCGAGCGAGCCGATCAGCATCGGCTGATACGGCGACTCGTTGATCGCCCTGGTCATCGACTGCAGACTAAAGGCGTCGTTGGTGAAGATGTCGAGAGTAGGCATGTCCTTTACTCCTAGTCCTGTGTCGGTGATTAGCGAACGATGATGCCGAGGGCTTCAAGTTCCGGCTTGGCTGCGGCGTCGTAGCCGGTCAACTCAAGCTGCTGCACTTCGGCATAGCGCACGATGGCAACCGCTTTCTGATCGGACGTTGAATCGGGAACAGCCTCGTAGAGCACACCGACCGCAGTCTGAGTGCCGTCTGAGTTTGCGTTGTTGTACGCAGTGAATTTCCCGCTGGCAGTGATACGCCCAAGCACCGTGCCAGCGACCATCGCAGGAGCAGCGGCAGCGATTACAACTTGCTCGCGGCTAATTGAACCGTTACCTTCCGACAGCAGAAATTCCGCAGCGTATTTGCCTTCAAACCGAGTGGACATGACCTAATCTCCTAATTGCCTTTGAGTTTGCGACGCGCAGCCCAAACGTCGGTGACATTCAGCGCCGCAGGCTGCGTTATTGGTGCGGGCGAAGACGGGTTGCGTGCAGCAGTATCGGTGTGCGTGTTCTCGTCGCGCTCGGCCATCGCAGTCAGCAACGATTCGCGCACATCGTTGACAGACTTGCGCGCACGGATGAAACCATCGGCTTTGTCTGCCATCTTGGCGACGCAGCACAGCGAGCGAATCTCGCGCGCCGCATCAATGGACTTCTTTGCGTCCTCGATGCTGACAGCGTTCACCGCGAAGACTGGTGCGTAGTCGGAAAAGCCTGCGGCTTTGGCAAGCACTTCGATCTGCTCGGCGAGCGTGGCCGAAGGCTCTTGCACAGACTGCGACGCAGGCTCGGCCGGTACGAACGCAGCACGGATGTTCTCGGGCAGACGCTCAGTCTCGAACAGCGCGGTCATCCGCATCTCGGGCTCAACCTCATCGGCAAAACCGAGTTCGACCGCTTCATCCGCCGTCATCCACGTCTCGGCGTCAAGCAGTGCCTTGATCTCGTCTTCACTCTTGCCGGTGCGCGCCGTGTAAATGCCAACCAGCGATGCTGCGATCTTGTCGAGGGTATCGGCCCACTCGCGCATCTCGTCAGCATTTCCGATGGCAACACCCATCGGGTTGTGAACCATCATAAACGAGTTTTTCGGCATGACGATCTTCTTGCCGGCCATTGCGATGAACGAAGCTGCGCTCGCAGCCACACCCATGACGCGCACCGTGATGTCAGCCTTGCTTTGCCGCAGCACGTTGTAAATCGCCAGGCCGTCGAATACCGATCCGCCAGGCGAGTTGATGAGCACAGTGACCTTCTGCGCACTCACCTTGCGGAACTCGTTGATAAAGTCTTTGGCGGTGACGCCCCAAAACCCGATTTCATCAAAAATCGAGATTTCGGCCGAGTCATCGGCAAGCGCTTTGATAGTGAACCAAGTTTTCATAGCGTGGAATCTTATCGGATAGTGTTGCGGTTTAGTGTCCGGTCGAATTTCGTATGCAGTTATTCCCGCTGCTCTTTGTTTTCACGCTTCTTGATGATCTTGTCGCGCACAAGGACGTACACCTGCAGCAGCGTGTAAATCAGAGTTGCAAACATAAGAAGGTGCTGCAAGGTGATAAACGAGCCGAGCGCCGCAATCCATACGCCGATCAGTTTCAACCATGCAACCTTGTCGTCGTGAGTCATTGCTTCATCTTTCATATCGTGACCGCATTCTGCAATTATTGCCGCGAAAGGCGCGAGCGCCTGTACGTTCCGATTTCGTTAATGCAGCATGAACAGCAGCACATCATCGTCTTGATCGCGGCGCTTACGCTTCGCGTCCGGTCGCACCAACCGACCGCTGCTGTAGGGAACGATGTCAACTGGCGGCTCCACTGCCCGAATAGCGGAGAACCCCTGAACCGCAAGCAGACGTGGGCCGAAACCCACGCCTTGCACAGCGATAGCGCGCGAGTTCAACATCACTGCCTCGTGATAGTCACAGTGCCAGATTGCTCACTGATCGTCTGTGCAATGTCGGCAACCTGACGGCTCGTTTGTGCAACGTGCAGCGGGTTGTTGCTGTCCAGGCCGTGCATGAGCCAAAGCTCGCGCAACATTTTCGCTGCGCTGACGCCCGGCACGATCTCGTACTCCCAAACCTGTTCAGGCGTGAGCCCGAGCGTCGAGCCGCGAGTCAGATTTGGAAGGCCGATCAACTGCTCGTGATAGATCGCGTCAGGATCAATAGTCAGCTTGTAAACCAGTGCAGCCGCGTCGAAACTCTGGCCGTGCGTCACTGACACTGGCGAAACCGGCCAGCCTTGCGGTAGCAGCGGAATCTCTTGGATATGCGCGTGCGCCACGCTCGCAGGGGCTAGGGTGCGCGGCGTGTTGACGGCCGGTTGCGCGATCTCGTGGCTGTGCCCGAGGCTCGCTGCTGCGATCTGCTGAGCAGCGGTAAAACTCGGCAACTCGATCGTGTGCGCGTGCGTCAGGGTATCGGACACCAGCGACCGCCCGGTGTTTACCGCAGGAACAGCGATGGTGTGCGTGTGCGTGAGCGTGTTTGAGGCGACGACTTGTTGGCTGCTTGCGCTCGGGACCGACAGCGTTTGCACATGCGCGAGCGACGCAGTAGACAGTGCCCCCGATGCGCCGACACTCGATGCTGCTAGGGTGTGCGCGTGGCTTAGCGCATTCGGATCGACATTCCGACTTCCACTTGCCGTCGTCGCCGCGAAGACTTGCGCGTGCGCGAGCGCGTTCGGCGATAGCGATGTGCCCGCTATCGTTTGATTGAACTGCGCTGCCTCGTTTCCAGCCTGCACAACGACGGTCGTCGGCAAACCTACAAGCAGGTTTGCCCCCTGCAACGCAGAACCAAAGGCTTGTTGCCCTTGGACTGCGTTGGGGGTTCCCGTGTCGCGCGTTAGCTGCGCACTTGCGCCGCCAGCTTCGAGCATGGCGCTAGCCTACGCTGATCGTCGCGTAAAGCGGCACACCGCCAGGGAGCGAACCAGTAGGCACGAAGCGACGGCGAGTGCCGATCACGTCGAAGCCGAGACCCGCCGCCCATGCTGAGCCATTCCAGAACTCGAATGTGCCGTTGGTCGTGCTGCTGCTCGACTGCGTAAGCACGAGTGCGTTGGTATCCGCCCGTAAGATGTTGATGGTATGAGTCCCAAGAGTGCCGCCAAACGGCGTGCTCTGAACCCATGCGAAGGTTCCGTTACTTGTGTTGAAGTCGCCGAAGTTCCAGCGGTACTGCGACGGCAGGGGATCAGGGGTCTCGTAGACCAGTGCCATGTTCATCACGCGAGCGGGCACCATAATGTCTGTCAGCAATTGAAACTCGGCCATAAACTGCACTTCACTGACCGAGCCGAGGCCCGAGAGATCGCCGTTCGCCGGAACCAGTGTCCACGCGCCTGAGTTGTCATTGATTCCAGCGGTTCGGACGTAGACGCGGAAACCCGCGCAGACTTTGCCGAATGCGCTGCTACCCAAGTTGCCTGCGGCGTTTACGAGCACCCGATAAAAACGCTGCGCGGCTTGCCCGAGATTCATGCGCGGGAAGATGACGCGCTGAGCCGTCGTCGCCGCATAGTTCCAATCCGCTCCGAGCGGCAGAATGTAAAGGAAGTTGCTGACATTAGTGGTGCCAGCCAGCACATAGAACAGATACCCCGCTTCCGTCCAAACAAAGGGCGTCACCGTCGAAGCCGGTGCGTGTAGGAAGGGGAACGATCCTGCGCTTGCCGAGGCTTGGTCGGTCTGCGTTACAGCAATATTCCCGATTCCTTCAAACTGCCCGGAATCTGTCCGATACTGCGTCGTATAGATACGACCACTACTGGTTGCGACAACAATACGGTCAAAAGAGTCTGCTCCGTCAAATGCTGCCATTGTTGCCGTTGCAGTGAAAGTGTTTGTCCCACCGGGCGGCACTTCAAGCATGCTGTCAGCAACAAACGTCGTCGAGCCAGCCGTGATACCCGAGAGCGGTGCTCGACAGACTCGCGTAGCAGTGACGAAGTAGAGGCATGCAACACCGGCCCCAGGGCCGTGATTCGCTGTCCACACTCGGCCGTTGTTGTTCTGCGAGATGTTCCCGGTGACGGTCTGCGTACCCGTGACAGTCAAGTCGGTGCCAGCGGTCAAGGTTGCGGCACCTGCCGTCAGAGTAAGCGCTGCACGAATGTTGTAACGAAAAACACGCGCAGTCGTAGCCGCACCATCGAGCACATAAACGTCATGCTGCTGAAACGACGTGCGCGGAACGATTGCTAGACCGGCTGCTACGGTGTTAGTTACGGTTGCAGCATCGCGCAGCCAGTAGACCGCACGGATGTTGTCCACCGTAGTCGCAGCCGAAATTGTCGTGCCGCCAAGAATGAAGTTCTCAATACGCAGACCTTTGGCGACGAACAAGCCGCCATTGGTTGCGACCGAATTGGTCGTAGTGAGAACTGCGCGCAGTTCCTCGATCACATACGCGGTCGCGCTAGCGATCGTTCCAGCCGAGCCGGTCAGCGTGATCGAGCCGTTCGTGCCAACCGCACTGATCTCGTACCACGTTGTTATCGCCGCCGGATCAGTTGACCCAAAGCCGATTCTTGAGCCGACAGCAACGCGATCCGTCAACCAAGTCGTGCCGGTTCCCGTAACCGCAGTGCCGCTGACCGTGACAGTGCCCGCCGTGTGGAGATCACGAGCCATTCGCAGACCGCGAATTGTGTGGTTGTTCGCCGCTGCCATCGTCAGAGTCACGAAACCGTTGAACGTGGCGACGTTTGTGCTCGGCACATACGTGAACAACTGGATTCGGCGCGTCGAACTTGCAGTGGCACCGTCTGCAGCAAACACCCAGAACAAGTCCGGGGCGATCTGCATCGGGTGAACAGCAGTGGCCGGAATTGCGGCCGAAGTTTCGATTGGCCGGATAGTCACAGCCGGCCGCGGCCCGACAAACCGATCTTCCGGGTTTGCGCCAAGATTAAACTGCCCGAGCAAACTCCCGACGTTGATGTTGTCGGGGTTGTAGCTTGGCAAAGTCGTTACCGGCAGCGTGCCGTTAAACAGTTGCTCGATGGCTGCTTTCATGGCGCTCTCCTATGTCAGTCTTCCAGATGCGCCAACACTTTCGGCAGGATAGGAGCCGCGTAGAGCGCCGTGCCGCTCTCCCAAGTCAAACCGTCAAGCGTGAGGTCTGCTTGGGCCGTGAGCGTTGGCTCGGCAAGGCCAAGTCCAACAAGGCCGTCAGCAACAGCGTCATCCACGCTGTAAACCAGCTTGGGCGACATTTTCTGGCCTTGGTGCATGTAGACCGAATTCAGTTTGATCGTTTTCATTCTTGGTTCTCCGATCAGATTGCGGCGCCGACGCGACGGGTCGTCGAGCCAACGCTCACGGTGTTGCTGCCGTTTGCGACCAGGGCGGTCGAGGCGCAAGTCGTGACGATGTAGCGCGAGTTCACCGTGTCGCGGTAGCAGATGTGATCCGCGGTGCCGCTCGTCGAGATGATGATGTTGTTGACGGCCGGAAAGTTTGACTGTCGGCCGTCAGGCGAGCCCGCACCGAGCGTCGGCGCGCTCATGCTCGCCGTGGCGAGCGCACGAGTAGCCGCGTCGGCGTAGCTGGTCGGCTGACCGGCACACACAAGAACCTGATTCAGCAACGTGTCGAGCGTCAGGCCGCCGTCAATAAAGGCATCGGGAACAACTTTTGACATTTTTTCCTCGCTAGGTAAGGACTACTGCAAAGTGGTTTCGGTCTGAGTCACGTTGATGATGTTACCGTTGCGGTCCCGCGTGATCTCGGAGGTTGTCTTGCGGTCCGGCAGATTCACAGTGACTTCCGGGGCAGGGACTTCGTTGGTGATCTCGACGTTCGGCGCCGCCACGTTCACGACAGGCGCAGGCACGTCCACGTTGACGACCGATGCAGGCACGTCCACCTTGTTCTCGACCACGATCGGCGTCGGGCTCACGGCTGCAGGCTCGACCGTGGTGTTGACGGTGACGGGCGGCGGCTGGACGTGGTTGTCGATCTTGACGACCACGGGCTCGGGGCGAGGCTCGTTCGCACGGGCAGCCACGACGCTTTCGAGCTTGCCGACGCTTGCAATGAGCGTGTTGATCTCGTTGCGCGGATACTCGCCGGGAGCGATGTTGTCGCCATCGGCGCCGGGCTCACCGCCCTGACCAGGAGCGGGTTGCATCGCCTCGATGCCCAACTTTTTCTCCCGCTCCTGGTCCGCCTTGCGCTCCTTGTCCACAGTCTCAGGATCGTCGCCACGCTCGCCGATGACGCTACTGCGCGAACGGAAGCCAGCCTCAACCTCTGTCTGCTTGGCTTGCACGTCCTGCACCGGATGGATGTACGCCCACCCGTGCGGCGCCCACTTTACGTTCATCAAAGCGTCGGCATCCGAAGCTGCGATCTGACCGGACAAGATGCCCGCATTAACCCATGCGTCATTGACCTTCTGGCACCACATCGGAATGATGACTTGCCACTGCCGCTGCTCGCAGTAGCGACGGAACTCATTGATGATGACGCGCAGGGTGCGGTCGCTGATTTCCTTGATGTCCCCCGACATCAATTCGTATGGCAGACCTTGGCCTGCCGCGGTCGCCATGTTCTGCGTCCGCATGTACTCGTAATAGGTCGTGCCGGCCTCGGGAGGATTGGCGAACTTCACGTCCTCGCCGGCAAGCAACTGGTGCGACGTGCCAGGCTCAAGCCCGGCTATCGGGCCGTCCATGTCGGTCTTGATCGGTAGGCCAGTGAGCGGGTCCACGTCAGCGCCCGAGCCATTGCCAATCTGCGATGTGATGAACATCGTGAACAAGTTGGCAATTTTCTGACGCTCAAGCACAGCGTCGTCGAAGTCAGCAACGTTGCGCAGCTTGGTGATAATTGACGCAAAGTCGGGCACACCCCGCAACTGACCCGCTCGCTTGGGCTCGAACACGTGCATCACTTCGTCCGCAGGTACGCGCACGAGCCTATCAGTCGAGATCGACGCCGATCCAACATTGTCGCCGGGGTGCTCGCGGTAGAACCAGTACGCCACGCGCATGCCGACACGGTTTAACTCGACACCGCTGCGAATGCGATGCCCAATGGGCAGGAACGGCCACGTGTCTGCATCGAGCAGCGGGCAGTATTCGCTCTCAAGCAACTGAATCTGTAAAGGGACGATAAGCCCGGAGTTGCTGCGTCGATAGCGCAGGCGACCGAAAATCTCGCCGTCACGAATGAAGCAGCGCGTTGCGAGCGTCTGCTGGCCGAACTCGTTGAGAACGCCGTCAGCATCGCAGACCTTGCCCCAATCAGTGCGCAGCTTGGTATATCGCGCCTTCGCGCTCTCGCTGGCGATCTTGTCAAAACGCGGCGTGATACCTACGCCGATGAGGTTGGTCGTCCAACGTTGCTCGCCAGCCGCACCAGCCCAATCGTTGCGCACAACATCGCGCGTACGATTGCGTATCGTTTGTAGACCTATTAACGCCTTGTTCGGGCCGCTGGTCGGAGGGTTCCAGCCCTTCATGCGGCGACCCATGCCGGCCGCGTCGTACTTGTTGACGAGCGTGCCTAGATTCTTGCTCGGCTTGGCGCGAGGCGCCGCCTTGGTTTTGGCGGCCACTGTTGGCTTGCGGCGAGCGGGCATTACTCGTACCCCCGCCCTGCGTAGTAGAGACGAGTCTGCCGAGCGCGTGTGGTGCCGCTCTGCGCGTCGATCTGACGCTGGATGTCGTCGCGCGCCTTGATGAGATCGTCAAGCGAGCGGTAGGTGACGCTTTGCGATCCGATCGTGACTTGGCGCTCTCCGGATGCAATCGCGGCGTTCAATGCGTCGAGGTCTGCTTGCGAGACGGCCATAAAGGTTCCACCAATTCAGTGCGACCGAATTATGCAAGCGGAACACGCAAACACAGAGTCGGTTAAATTTCGCTGCGCACTTTCATTGAATTAGCGGCATATCATTTAGCCTATGAAAAATGAGCCAAAGACGAAGCGAGGGCGCAAGCCGATGATTGACGCCGAGGCGATGGCGCGCATCGGACTGACGCTTGACAAGATGACACTACGCAAGCTGCGAGTGCTCGGAGACGGCAACGTCTCAGCCGGCGTGCGCAAGGCCGCCGACGTGGCCTACGACGCTTACCAATCAGGAAAGATATGACGACCCGCGAGAGCGGCGCGTGCCCGTGCTCGTGCGCGACGCAGGCGCAGACTCAGGCGTAGGTCGCTCTGCCGCAGGCTGCGCGATGATCGTGTTGGCCTGCATCTCCCTGCGGTCCTCGCGCATGATCTTGTCGCTGTTCTCTGTGATGGTACGCGCCCACTCGGGCGCACTGTTCCAGTCGATCTTGTCAACGCCGAGACGCAGGCAGCCGGCTTCGCAGTAGGCAAGTAGGTCGAACGCCTCGTTGCGCTTGCGTATCTGCGACCAGGTGCCGTCAGAATTGCGGACCTCGGAATTCAATTCGTCGAGAAACGACGGCGGTAGCCACGCGGGGATGTGAACGTAACCGGGACCAGGGGTCGGGCGCTTCAAGCCGGCGGCAATGACATCTTTCAAGCGGTCGCTGTTCAGAAGATAAAGAGGGATGTCGCCTTTTAAGATAAAGAGGGATGTCGCCTTTTTCCTTCGGGTTGCGGCCACCCACAAGCGACTCTTTGATGAACGGCGTGTTGCTCGCAAACTTCTTGCTGTCTTGACCCTTGATGAGCATCACGCGCATTCCGATGCCCTGCGCTCGAACGCGGCGATACCACGCATAGGCGCGTTCGGTCACACCGTCTTCACCGCCCGTATCAACCACGGTGAGCCTGATTCGCATCTCGACGTTCTCGTGCTTGGTCTTGTACGTCGAGCGCACCACGCGCTCTGTAATCAAGTCCCAATCCTCGGCGTAGCCTGTAGGGTCGATCGGCGCCGGGCCGCCAAGCCCTTCGCGCGCCGACTCGGTGATGGCGTAGCGATCAACGAGCCACTTCTCGCGGTGTGGCCCAATGGCGTGAACCTGCACGACGAAGCGCGAGCCCACGCCGCCCTGCACGTCAATGCTGGCGACGAGGAAGCGCGCGGCATCTGGTACAACGTAGCGGTCAAGACTCTTGTCACGCCGCGATGAGGGATCGCGCGCCGCGGCGGCAGCTTCGCGCAAATGGCGCGACAGGTACGGCATGCCCTGGTCAGTGTTGGTCGTCGTTTTTATCGCTTCCTCAGAGTTCGTGAGAACGTAGTCACGAAGCCCTTGCAGGTAGCGCAGGATGATTGAACGCCAAGACTGGTAAGCAGCGGCTGCACCGCCCATCCAGTAACCGGCAATCGTGCTCTGGTGCGCCTTGCCGACAACCTGTCCGCTTTTGGTGAGCGTCAAGCCATCTTGCAACCAGCGGCCGGCTTTGTTCAAATCGAACTTGGCGCGCGGCCCGATCTTTCCCTTGCAGTGCGGACACACGACGCGATTGTGTTCGACCGCGATTTCCTCAAGGTCAGCTTCGCGCACGATCTCCAACAGCGTGTCCTCTGCCGGCAGGCCGAACAACGATAGGCCAGGGGCGGCTTCAAAGTATTCGCTGCAGTCGGGGCACTGCCAGTAGAACCGGCGACGGTCACTGCGGTTGTAGATCGAGAGAATGCCAGGTGCTGGCGGCGCTTCGTGCAAAGTGCGCGGCTGCCAGTGGGGGTCGATCAGTTCCTTGCCGGGACTCGACTCGACAAGGCACATGCCGCGGCTCAAGTAGGTCTGCGTGCGCTTTAGCGCGAGCGAAAAAAGCGGACCCTCGCCGTCCACGTTTTCGGCGTTCTGCATTCGGTCGATGTCAGTGATCGCCACGTAACGGTAGGTCGAACCCGATACGTTCGACGCAGTAGGCCATGCGATGCGCAGCCACATGCCATGCCTGAACGTTTTATCGTGGATGTTGTCGTCTTGCGACCCGCCCATAAGTTCGTTCAAGCGCGGCGAGTTGCGAATCGCGCGGTCAATCTCAACCCGCGAAAACTCTCGGGCTTTCTCTTGACTCATTTGAATCATAAGCATGTCGCCAGGGTCGGATGAAACCCCGTGTGCCATCCAACCGAGCAACAAACCAGCGGTCTTGCCGGTGCGCGCCGGACCGATGAAGCACACCGCCTCGTGACGCCGCGAGGCGAGCATATTCATTGGCTCGATCATGTACGGCGTTTCTTCGGCATTCCACAAGCCCGGCACGCCGCCTGGTTGCTTGAAGCACAGCGTCTCGGCTGCCGACTGAGCGACCGTTACCTTGCGCGGCGGTTTGAAGGCTTCATGCGATTGAAGCACATCAACCAGTGCGCGGGATTCCTCACGTGTCGTTGGCTGTTGCGACATTGGTGCGGTATGCGAGTTCGAGGTCTTTCATCAACTGCCCCTTGCTGGCAGCGATGATGTCGCCGACCGCTTCCGCGGTCTCGGGCGAGATGCCGAGCGTCCGCTCAAGCACGTCGGGGATCGCGTCGAGGCTCTGGCTGATCGTGGCGAACGCACGCGCGCAGGCAGTTTGCACCGCGGCGCGCTGAACAACCCGCCCTTCCTCGAAGTCGGCTTTGATCGCCGCCTGTCGAGCCAAGTGATATTCCTTCTCGGCGCGTGCCTTCTCGTACTTGGAGTAGGCCGATTCGCCGCTTTCGTCCAGGCCGAACATGTCGTCAACCGAGTCGCGCGGCGCCCCGCCCTCTTTCAGAGAGCCGTCAGGGTTGCGCTTCTTGCGACCGGCGTTAG